GAAGCACACGATACAGCTTGTAATTTACCTGACTGGAACGAAGATGAACATGTAGATTGTATGTTATGGGCAGGTAAAAGAACTTACAAATGGCTTATGGATAGAAAACGAGCTGCAGAAACTACAGGTGGTAGGGCAATATACGAAATGGTATATCTTAATGTAGCTATGCCAGATGGTTTATCATTATTTGACAGAGTAGAGATAGAAGAGTGTCGTGACCAAAAGCGTGACATAGGACACATACCACATGGTACAAGACTTATTGCAGGATTAGACCCTGCATCTACAGGTTATCAAGCAGCATTTTTGTGGGCATACGAACCTATAGAAAATAAATTACACATGGTAGATATGAATAACAATCTAGGTGGTGGTATTCCACAAGCATTAGAGATAATGAAGGAATGGTGGATGAAGTACAACTTATCACACTGGGTTATAGAAGAAAATGGTTTTCAGAAAGCAATAAGACAAGACAGAAGTATTAGAGAGTTTGCATCAGGTCATGGTATATTTTTAGAGGGTCACGAAACATATAAGAATAAATTTGACCCTATGTATGGTGTTACAGCTATGCGACCAATGTTTCAAGAACAAAATATTTCTTTGCCATATCTTAGCTTTGAAGCACAAGAGAAGGTAAACTTATATACAAGTCAGTTAGTGTATTTTAGTTCTGCAAAGAACAAAAGCAAAAGCGTAGGTACAAAGACTGACATAGTTATGGCTAGTTGGTTTCCAATGAGAGCCATAAGAAGAATGCAGAAGGAACGCTTTGCAGAGTTAGGATATGAATATAATCCTAGCTTTGAAGGGTACGAACCTAGTAGTATGGATTTAGATAATTGGAGTTAAATGCCTTTAGATAGCAAAAAGTTATACGACAAGATAGATTACCTAAGAGTAATTAATCAAGAACAAATGATTGATAGGTCTAGGATTCGTGACATTATGAATGGTGGTGAAGCTGCAGTAAAAGCACTTCTTGGCAATTCAGTTAATGTAGAGTATCACGAATTACCTGCACCTAATTTATTTTTAACAGCACTAGAAAGATTTGCACAAAAACTAGGTAGAAGTCCTGATTTAAAAGTTGATATTATAAATGAAAAAGATAGCGAAAGAGCTAGAAAAAAATCAGAAAAAATTGAACGTATTGTCACATCATATGACAAATTTCAAAAATTACATATGCAGTTACCACAAGCTGCAAGATGGTTACCTGGTTATGGTTTTATAGCATGGACTATAGGACACAAAAGAGATAAAGATGGTAATGCGTATCCTTATGCTGAACTACAAGACCCATTTAGTTGTTACCCTGGAATATTTGGTAACGACCAACAACCACAAGAATTAGCAATAATTCGTAGAGTGCCACATACAATATTGGCAGAACAATATCCTGAAGCTAAACAGTACATATTCGCACAAAAAGAAAATGATGATGGTTTTCAAAATCCATATTCTGCATTACTAGATAGTACAGATAGAGCAGGTGGTTGGGCTAACTCTACAGGGCATGGAAAAGTTGTAGTTGAGTATAGAGATATAGAAGGAACTTATGTATTTTTACCTGAAAACAAAAAAATAATAGATTACATGCCTAATGTATTACAGTCAGGACCTTGCTTTGTTGTAGCTAAAAGATATGCGTTTGACCAAATGCAATCACAGTTTCAACACATTACAGGTCTTATGGCAAATATGGCAAAAATTAACATACTTGGAACTATTGCTATGGAAGATGCAGTGTTTACAGAAACAAATATTGTTGGAGAAATAGAATCAGGAAAATATAGAAAAGGCAGATTTGCTGTTAACTATTTAACACCTGGTTCGCAAGTGTCTAAGCCAGTTAATAATTTACCATATCAATTATTTCAACAAGTAGATAGATTAGAACGACACCTAAGACTTGGTGCTGCATATCCAGTATCTGATGATGGACAATCTCCTAATTCTTTTGTTACTGGTAGAGGACTAGAAGAACTAGGACAGTCTGCATCTTTGCATGTAAGAGAATATCAAACAGTTCTTAAAGAAGCATTACAAGAGATAGATGCTAAAAGATTAGAATATGATGAAGTTATGTTTCCTAATAAACGTAAACCTATTGCAGGTAGGCACAAAGGAACATCTTACAAAGAATCTTATACACCATCATCTGACATATCAGAAGTTTATGAAACAAGAAGAGTATATGGTGTAATGGCAGGGTTTGATGAGCCACAAAAAATTATTACAGGGTTGCAATTAAAACAACAAGGCATCATTGATACACAGACATTACAAGAAAACATGGATGGATTAGATAACATTACTAAAATACAACAACGTATAAATGCAGAAAAAGCAGAAACAGTTTTGTTTGAATCTCTTATGTCACAAGCTGCACAAGGTAATCCTAAAGCAACTATTGCTGCTATAGAGATAAGAAAAAATCCACAAAAAATGTCAGAGATATTAGATAAATTTTATACAGCAGAAGGTGAAGAACCTAGTGCAGAAGAATTAGCTTTACTTGGTCAAGGTGGACCACAAATACCTGCAGGTCCAGGTGGTGGATTGCCAGGTATAGAACAAGTATTAGGTGCTTTAGGTCAAGGACCACCACAAGGAGAACCAGTTGCCTGATATAAATAAAACTTTTTTTGACATGATTAATCAAGAAGATTGGTCTGAAGATGTATTTACAGGTACAGAAGATGAAACAAGTATTGTTATGAAAAACTTTATTACAATACCTACACCACATCCACATTTTTTTATAAATCTCACATTTGAGTACGAATATAATCCAAAGTTAGGAGATGATTTATTTGGCGAAATATAACAGAGGTAGAAAAAGTAAGGAGTTACAAGAAGCAACTGACCTAACACAAGGTGGTGCATTTGCTGACATTGTTGCACCTCCAAGAAAAGAAGGCGACCCAACAGGACAAACAACAATGTTAGAAGAACAAGCAGGTGCTATAAGTCCTATGGGTGAAACAGGACCACAAACTCCTATGACACCACCTATGATAAATACTCCTATGAATATAGCAGCACCTACTAATAAACCTAATGAACCTATTACATCAGGAATACCATTTGGTGCAGGAGATAATGGACCAACACAAATAATGACAGATACAGTTGCAAATATATTTAAAGCAGCAAAAAGAATTTTACCTGACCCAATATGGGATGAGTTATTAGAAGCTGATACAGATATAGGATAGTATGGATTGGAAATCTACTTTTTTTCTTCCTTCGTACTATAAACAAGGTTTAGCTGATGGAACTGATGCGAATCTTAACGAAATAGACCGATTTGAAAGAGCTATAAGTCCTGACCTAGCAGGAGTTATGAGGGATATAGCTTACACATATCCATCTTTAGACAAAAGATTAATAGCTTATTTACCATTAATGGGATTAAAAGCAGATGATGAAGATGTTTTAAAAATTGCACAAACACAACAACGTGCTATGGAAAAAAAACAACGTGTTATAACTGATGTAGGTTTTGGTAAAAAAACATCACAATTAGGTTTTTTAGCTATGGACAGTGCTTTTCAAAATATATCAAGAAATTTTAAATCAACTGTTGTAGCTGCACAAGAAACAGATACATCAGTTGGAGGTGCAGTAGTAAGTAACACACTAGCAGGTTTATTACCAGGAGAAGCATGGACAGAAGCTACACGTAAAGCAACATTAGGTAAAGAATTTAATGAAAAATATAATGAAGCTAAAGAAGCTTATGGTGATAGTGAATTTAGAAGAGCAGTAAATGAAGCAGGTGGTGTAACAAATGCTTTAACAGGCAGAGGTAAACCTCTTAACTTAGGTGTGGGTATTTTACCTAATTCAATACCATTAGAAGAAACTGATGTGTATATTAAACAGATTAAATTAGGTAAGACACCTACACAAGCATACGAAATAGCTGCTGATGTATATGGTAGACCTATTACAGAAGAGTATGAAAGAGATGAATATCAATATACTTATAAAACAGATACAGGAGAAAGAATACCAATATCTCCTGGAAGAATAGTCGCTGCACAATTTTCACAAGAAGGAGAAATATCTTATGCTTTAACATCAACTATTATTGATGGGGCATTTAGATTAGGTGCAGACCCTATAAACTTATTACTTGGTTATGGTGGTGCAATTAAAACTGCAGGTAGAAAAATTGTATCACAAGCAGAAGTAGCACAATATGTAGATGATGCTTCTTTTATTACAAGAGCATTAAGGACTGTAAAACCAACTAAAAAAGGTGCTGAAGCAAGAAAAATGATGTTTGGTAAAAGTGCAGAGCAAATATTAAATTCTAAATGGGGAGATAAATTTATAGAAGCATTGACTGTAAATGAATCTGTGGCACGTTTAAGAGATATACCAACTTTTAGACAAGTAGATACAAGAGTTTTAAATTTATTAGCAAAAATAAAAAATAAAGAATCTATGAAAGAAGTAGTAACTTCTTTGTTAAAACATGGAGATTTGTCTGATTTAATGATTGCACCTTATTCAGGTACATTTGTCGGACAAGAAATTGCAGCAGCAGCTATGCAAACACCAATAACTAAATTGCCAATGCGACAATCTGTAGTAGCAGAACTATCAAATCAATTAGCTTATAAATTTGCAGGTGAAGCAGTAGATATTGCACCTCTTAGAAATAGCATAGGTGCTTTGTTGGGTATGGCTAAAAATGACCCATTTAAAGGTGTTGTTGGTATTGGTGGTGCTTTAAAAAATGCTATACCACAAAAAGTAAAAAGATTATTTGATTTAGCACCAAGTAGATTTGCTTCTATTAATTATATTGCAGAAACCATAGAAAACATAGATGGTGTGTTAATTGCTTTAGGTGATGACCAAGCAGCTAGAGATGTCATAATGGCAGAATTATTAACTGCTAAAAATCAAGATGATATTGTTAAGGTAGTACAAAAAGTAAATGTTAAAATTAAAGAAAAAGTAATAAAAGATAATCCTGATTTACAAGATGATGAAGAGTTATTAACAGAAATTACAGATTTTATTAATAATGAATTAGTAGAGAAAAGAAAATATTTATATGATGCTGATGGATTACCTTTATCTTTTCCTGGAACTAAATATAAATTACGACCACAACGTGTAGATGAAGAAGGAAATATACTTGAAGCTATAGAAGTAGCAGTACCTACTGCATTTTCAATAGGTCAATTTGCAGATAACTTTGTTCCATTAACTGACTATCAACAACTTGCAAAGTCACTTGCATCATTTAGAAGAATGGTTGGTCCTAGTAGAAGTGAATTGAGAAAATTTTTAAAATCATCAACTTGGGGAAATAAAGATTATACTTTACCTGAAAAAATATTACAACAAGCAAAAATACCTACACGTGGTTTAAAAACTAATTATAGAACTGGAAAAGTAGATTTAGCACCTAGTAACTTTTTAGAGTATATGTATTCCGATTTTATTATGCAACGTGCATTAAAACCATTGTGGATGCTTAGACCTGCATTAGCATTAAGAGTTCCACCTGAAGAAGCAGTACGTATTGCTATGTATGGTGGTCCTAGTGTATTTAGACATCCTTTGTTATTAGCTTCTTTAAAAGCAAGACCATTTCCTAATGTTGTAAATAAATTAAATTTAGATAAATCAGACCCAGTTTTTGTACAGCTTCTTGATAATACAGGTGAGCAATTTTATGCTATGCGAATTAATGCTGATGAAGTAGATAACGTAGCAGAATTAATTGGAAACGTAGATATGAAAAAATCATTAGAAAATTTAAATTACGACCAAATACAACAAATAATGAAAGTGTTAAGACTTAACACTAATTCATCAGGACAAGTAGGTGATTCGTTTTTACAGTATGCTATTGATGGTAATAATGCCACAGACTTTGCATTTGATGAAATAGTTGGTGAATTAAAACAACTTAAAACACAAAAAGTTAACCCAGTTGGTAACCTTGGTAATTCACTAGAGTTACGTGACACAGTAAGACCTTTTGCTAATTTATCAAGAATGAAAAATAATATATCTGTAATACCTAATAAAAAATATAAACAAATAGTTGAGGTAGAAACTAATGCAGAAATAGCACAAGCAATACAAAACTATGCAAATAATCCATCTATACAAATGCAACTTAAAAAATTAAATCATGGATTGTCTATACAAGTAAAAGATAATTCTGTAATACTAGATGTTACTGTACAACTAAACAGTGGTAGCACATTAGCAGAAGCAGAAACAGCATTAAGAAATGCTTTGAGTATTGCTATTAAATCACATCAACCAAAAATATATATAAGACAAGAAGCATTTAGTTTATTACCTGATAGTAACCCTATAAAAAACAGTGCTAGGTATATAGAGGATGGTGATGTATTTGAAATATCAGTATATGGTCAACCTGACCCTCGTATAGATAATGTAGATTTTGATTCACCAGTAATTAAAGAAGTAATGGAATATTTGTTTGATAGTAATTTTCAAACAGCTAAAAAAATTATAAATAAAAAAACAGGTTACGCACAAGCTGCACCTTCAGGAACATTTTTTAATACTACACCACAATATATAAACACAATGTCAGAACAATCATTACTTAAAGTATTAAAACCACAAGCAAGAGGTAGAAATGCAAGAGAAGATTTTTTTATAAACGTACCAAAATATGAAGGCACTGGTAAGGTTATTAATCCTAAATGGTGGAGAGGTTGGATTCACGAAATGCTTAATAGAGCAAGTGACCCATTGTTTGTAGTTGTTGCTAGAGATGGTGTAGATAAAGCTATGGAATTTTTTAGCAATACTCCACAAGGTAAAAAATATATTGAAAATTTAATAAGCCGAAGTGATGACCCTGAAATAAGAGCAGTGTTACAAAATAAAGACCAGTTATTAAAATATTTAAAAACTGCTGAATGGGAAATAGGAAGATTACAAGGAAATGAATCATCAAAAATTTTGCGTGAAGGTGTAGAAATTTCAGAACAAGAAGCAAGAAAAATGTTACGAGATGGTAATGGTGATTTTGTTTTTCCTGATTATGAAGTAGATTTAAATATTGGTGCTGCAAAAGTAAAAGAATTTATTGCTAATGGTGGATTTGTTGATGGTGAAGATTGGTTAGAGTTATCACAAAAACATGCAGTATTAGCATCTAAAACAGAAAAATATTTTGGAAAGTTTTATGACAAAATTAAAAAAATATTTGATGAAGAAATAAGGTCTATGGATTTAGGACCAAGAACTGTAGCTTACAATAATAATGAAAATTTTACAAAAGCAGGGCTATTAAAAGAAAGAGCAATAGAAAAATTTGATGAAAGGTTAGGAGATTTATATTCTTTGTTTCTTGCTAAACCTTCTGATTATTTAAATCGTGACCCAATGTTTAGATGGACATTCTATACATTAGCTGAAGATTTAATGCCTTTTATGACAAATGATGTTAAAAAAGAATTTATGGTAGGTGCAAAACCTTGGATAGAAGGAAGCGATTTATATACAACATTATTAGCAAAAGCAAAACAAACACCAACTGAAAATTCTATTACAACATTAGAACAAGCAGAAACATTACTTAAATACAAAGCTATGGATGAAGTAAGAAATTTGTTATATGCTAGTTCAGAACGACACGTGTTGTCTGATGTTATGGCAACATATATTCCATTTCCTGAAATATGGCAAGAGGTATTAAAAACATGGGGTAAACTTACAATAGAAAATCCACAAAAATTTAATAGAACTCGTATAGCAATAGACAGAGGAAAAGAATCTAGTCCATGGGATACAGACAATGCATTTTTTACATCAGACCCAGTAACAGGAGAATTGTTATTTAACTATGTTGATGTAATGAATGTTATGACATTTGGCATGACAGCTATACCAGGTGCATTTGGATTTTCACCATTACAACAAGGTTTGCTTGGTGAAAATTTAGAAGATGAAGGTGTAAGAGTAAAACCATATGGCTTTTTAGAAGGATTAAACTTAATATCTGCAAATGGGTTTTCTCCTGGCTTTGGACCTATTGTTACGTTCCCATTTAAAATATTAACAAAAATTGCAACAGTACCTAAAGTTATAAGCAATTTTGTATTAGGTAATTTTGAATCACCTGGTGGTAAAATAAATCTTATTGATGAATTACCATCTTGGGCAAAAGGAGTTTTTAAAGCAATACCATTTACACAAGAAGCAACAGAAGAAATAAATGCTTCATATTCAAGAACAGTTATGGATATATTTACTATGTATTACTATGCAGGTAAATGGTCACCTGAAGATGAGGAATCTATAAAAATTGCTATGCAAGAAGCAGAAAAAGCTGCTGCTTTACACTGGATGGTAAGAGGTACTGCACAAGCTGCATTTCCTACACCAATACAACCTAGATATGAACTTAAAGACAAAAATGGTGCTTGGTGGACAATACAAGTATTAAGCCAAAAATATCAACAAATGTTAGAAGCTAATCAATTTGATTACACTATTACAACGTTGCAGTTTGAAGAAAAATTTGGAATAAATCCAGTACCATTAAGACAATCTGCTAGTGCTAAACAAGGTAGATTTCCTGTTAAAAAAGAATCATATGCGTTTTGGCAAAAAATAGAAAATAAAAAGTTGTTAGAAAGAAAACCATATACAGCTATTTTTCTAAAACCTGACAAAGTAGATGATGAATTTTCATTACCTGCATTTATGGAAGGTGCTTCAACATTAACTCCAAGTCAATATTCACGTGCTGTGCAACAATCATTATTACAATTTGAATTAGAAAAATTTAAAGAAGATTTAAAAAATGATAAATCATTATCTCCAAGGGCAAGAGATGAACGATTTTCTGCACGTAAAACAAAATTACAAGAAGAATATGGTGTTATTGCTTATGGTAGTTTAGGAGATGCTGTGCAAATGGCAGATAAGTACCAAGTTATATTAGAGTTTAGGGATTGGAAAAACGAACCTTTGTTAGCTAATACACCTGAAATGGAACCATTAACAAAGTTTTTAAAAGAATATGATAAAGCAATAGAGGTAGTTTTAAATGGTGGAGAAATATTTTTACCTGGTTCAGATAGAGCAGTTGTAATAGCTAAAGGTGGTATTAAGGGTAAAGTTGCTGCTACACTTGAAGGAAAAACTGGTAACATTGATGTAATACGTGAAGAATTAGATGCGTATGCTAGAAGGTTAGCTTTAGAGTATGAAGGAACTGCGTGGATAGATATGTATTTAAGTTCCTTTTGGAAAGTATTAGATAACAGAAGGTATTTTGATGACTAACGAAACATATTTAAAAATACAAAATTATTTAAAAAGATTAGATAAAGCAGGTATTTATGTTGAGATGCCTGAATTTTTAGGTAATATAAATAGAAATTTTGATTTACAATTTAATGTTGGTGGGCAAATTAAATCTGTTACCTTATCAGAATTTTTAAGTAATTTAAAAATTAAAGATGGTGTTGTAGAATCAATTCAAGATATAGGTTATCAAGCACCAGGCACAACATCACAAGAAACATCAGATGCAATATTTTACACAACTATAGCAAGTATGTTAGATGCAGAAACGTATAATCAATTACTAGGTGGAACTGATTTAAATATAGTGAATTGGGATGCTTATACTACTGCATTAGAAAATTTATTTAATAGCTTATCAATAAGCACAACTGATACACAAGGTAATCAAGTACAATTATTAGTTGGAGATGAAGAAAGTGATGAAAATGCTTTTTCTAATTTAAACAAAATAAGAGAAAGAGTTATAGAGTGGGAAACAGAAACTGTTACAACACCTGATGGCACAAGAACGTACACTGCTTCTCAACCTAAAATAGGAAATATTGTAGGTACACCATCTGAAGTTGTTACTGATGAAGGTGAGGTTGTATTTGGTTCAAAAATATTTTACACAGGTCCTAATGTTGCTGTAAATACTGCTAATCAATATTTTGACCCTATAACTGGAAAACCAAAAGTAGACAGTGAAGGAAATATATTACAACCACATTTTAAAAGAGGTTCTGCTGTTATGGTGTTTGAAGGTTTAACACAAGATGCAATATTTGAAATACAACAAGATTTAATGAATGCAGGTATGATAGATATAAGTAGTTATAATTTTGTTCCTGGTGTTGTAGACCTTGTAGCAGGACCTGAAATAGCTGCTATTGCAAGATTAATGATGATGGCAAATGATTCTATTGTTGCTTTTCCAAATACACCTTATATAAATAAAAATGCTGCATCTTTGTATGGTCAATTAAAACCATATGTAGAATTTCAAAAAAATGTACAAGAAATGGTTGGAGTTGATTATGGTATTGAAGGACTTGATGAATTTTATAAGGAAATATTACCACCAACAGAATCAGAAGTAAAAGCAGTTGTTGATGAATTGTTTATAGAAAAAGGTATTAATCCTACTGCAGCAGATTACCAAAAATATGCAGATATATTTGGTAATTTAAGAAAACAAGCAGCAGCTAGAGATATAGAAATACAACAAAATAAACCTAATGTAAATCAATCTATTGGAATGGCACAAACTTTATCTGAAATTGCACAGGAACAACGTAATTACGTTTATCCTGGATTTGGTGTTGTAGCACCTAAACCTGAAGAAGTAAGAGAAAAATTTGATATGCCATTGTTGCAACCTATAGACCCAATATTTGAACTTAGTAAAATTATAGATGACATTGAAGAAGGCAGAATAGATGCTAGTTCTGAAATACGTGCTAGGTCTGCTGCTGCTGCTGAATTTAAAAGAAACTTTATGGTATTTGAGGAAAACTTTTAATGTATAGTCCACAACAATTATATCAATTTATTAACTTTGCAAAACAATATCTTGACCAACAAGGTATGCAGTATAAGAGTGGTGAACTGTTACTTGACCCAAATAAAGAAGAAGATGTTAATAAACTAATTGCTATTGCATTAGCAGAGCATAGAGGTAATGATGGTGAATCAACAAATATTGCAGGAGATAGTGATAAATCTCGTGGACCATGGCAGATAAATTATACAGTTTGGGAAGATACATTAAGAAAATACGACATATTTGAAGGATATGATGACATTACAGAAGCATTAGATGACCCTGGTTTAAATGCTGTTGCTGCACTTATTGTTGCACAAGCAGAAACAGGAGATGAAAGAACAAGTGGTATTAATAACTGGGAAACAATATTAGATACAAAAATTAATCCAACAACTGAAGAAGTAGAAATTGTGCAAGATGACCCATTTCAAATTAAATCAGGCACAGGAGAATTTGTGCAGATGGCTAGTAATTATAATAGAAATTTAATTGAACAACCAACACAAGTGCAAGATGCAGATGGAAATATAACACAAATTACAGGAGAGTTAACACCAAATATTATGCAAGAAGAACAACAAAAGTCATATCCTGGTAATCCAATGAGTATAAAAAATATGTCCTCTATGGTAAAACGAGCTAGTAAAGGGGAAGCATTTTTAAATAGAGAAGAGTATGCACATTATAGTGGTAATAGAGTTAGAACTATTAGTGGTGAAAATATAAACAATATGCACAAAAATTTATTAGCTAATATCAATGTAGCTGACATGAGTAATCAAGAAATTATTAACTTTTATTCTAAAAACATACATCCATATATTCCATACAATGCAACTTATGGTGGTGTAAATATGTTAGGAAATGGTCAAAATATTATTGACATGTTACAAAACACTTCTGCTAATCCAAAAGAAAATTATTATGTTCCAGGAGAAAACACTGTTATATCAGGTATGGATGTTAATAAAAGAATAAATAATTTAAAATCTTATATGTATCAATATTTTTTAAACAAAAAAGAAACAGAACCATTAGCACAAATAGAAAGTGTTTATGAGTATATATTAAGAACATCACAACCATACATAAAAGTAACTGATGATTTTAAAGTTAATAATAATAATTCCACAACACCACCACCACCTAACACAAGGTTTCCTAGAAGACCACAAAATAATATGACTAATCAAACACCACAAGCAGCACCTACGTTTTTAAATAACTTAGAAAAAATATTAAAAGTTAAACCTAGTAATAACCAAGGAGTTACTCCAAAAAATACAGATGCTTTTTTTGATATGTTTGGTGGGTAATGGAAGAATTTAAAAAGTTTTTAAAAGAATATTATTTTAAAGAATATCCTGATAGAAAATTTATTCTAGGTCCTAATAATGAATTAGATGGGGAAAAATTAGGAATAGACACTAGCAAAGTAGATGTTAATAAATTATCTTATGAACAACTTGTGGGATTATTGAACTCGTATTTTTTCTATGAGGATGTATATGAATAAATTAATAAACGATATAGCTAATTATTTAATTTCTATAAATGTTAGACCAAATCAAGTAAGCCAAACTGCAAATCAATTATTTAAAATAATAAGACAAAGTGAAAGTGGAGTTGTTGCTAAAACTAATTTAGCAAAATGGATTTTAGAAAATTTAGAAACAGTATTAGATGAATCAAGAGTAGCATATTCAACAGTAATGAAAGATAAATTACTTAATATGGTAAACAATACACCTGATTCTGTTTACGAAAGTGCTAAGACTATAAATAAATTTCAATTTAAAGATTTTTTAAATCAAAATTCAACAGCAATAGACAACATAGTTAAAATTATGCAAACTGAAGTTGCAAATTATTTAAATGAATTAGGTTTAAGTATCACTAGTGGACAAAAAGGTGCGTTAACAAGAAAAATAAAAAATAGAATAAAAGCTTCTGAATTTAGAACTTTAGATGAGGCACGTGATGCAGAGTTTATTTTTTCTAATATAGCTGCAAATCTACCAGACATAGTTATAAGAGAAGTTAATCAATATGTTAATAATGGTTATGGTTTTGATAACTACAACGAAGCTATTGAAAATTTTGAAAATAGATTTACAGAAGAAACTTTTTCTGAATTTAAAACAGATTTAGATAATTTTATTAACGAAAAAGCAGCACAATTTGCTGAATCTACAAATGTAGATAACGTTAAAGCAAAATATATAGACAATGAATTAAATAATAAATTAAAAACAATTAGACAAAAAGTGCTAGATTTATATAACCAAGCAAGTCCATATGAACAAGGGCAAATTAATTTATCAGTATTGTTAGATAATATACGTATACAAAGTTCAGAGTTGTATGAAGATAAAATAATTTTTTATTACAACAAAGGTGTAACAAGTGCATCAGCAAATACAGGTGTTGATATAGGTATGGGTTCAGGTGTAATAGATAAACTTCTTAATAATTTAATAGAAACAGTAAAAGAAAACAATTCAGTATTTCAAATAGAAATAGAAAAAAATGTAAAAACAAAATTAGCAGAAGGTGGAAGGCATTCTAATGAAATACCTGAAAAAGGTGTTTTCCGAGTAGAATCTCAAAATAAATTAGGAAATATTGATGTTACAAAAATATATTATCCTGAAGAAAATAGTGCAGTATTAAATAAATTTACAGAATGGTTTGATAAAAGATTAGAACTATTAAGTCAAGATATAGAACAAATAAATCGTTTAGGAACTGCAGTATTGCCTGATGATTTTAATACAAGTAACAATAAATTAGTAAATCTTATAAATGAAGATGGTCCTTTATTTCCTAACAATAGTACAGCAATAAAAAGTTACAATTCTATTATTTTACAACAATTAAGAATGCATCCTGAATTGCAATATATTATAGATACAGGTATTGACCATTCGTTAATTAACCAAGATAACCCAAATTCACCTTTAAGGTGGGATATTGTTGCTTCTAATCAAGAAAGTGGAAATTTAAATACAATAAAAGAAATACATACACAGGGGTATGGTCAATGGTATCAAGATATAATAAATATTAATGAAGATAACATAACAGAAACATTAGAAAAACATCCTCGTTGGAAAAAAGTACAACAATTCTTAAAAGATAATTATAAAAATCAAACTTTAATTAATAATAAATTCGCAATATTAGATGATGCACCTAGTTGGGTTTATGGTTTAGTACATACAGGACCTGATGGAAAAAAAAGAATTATAAGTTTAGCTTTGACAGATGGAACAGATAATAGATTTGGTAACGATTTAAGTTATAGTGTTGAAGAAAAAACATCAAATATAACAACTAATTTTATATCATGGAAACCTGTATCGGAAAGTGGTCAACAAATTGTTTATGGTTACTATCCAAATGTTTTACAAAATATTACTACTACTAATAGGGAAGGTAAAGAAATAGTTGAATCAATTAACAAAATGCTTAAAAGAGGCACAACAAGACTTGCACAGTATTGGTTTGGTGGAATGTTAGCAGTAGCAGATAAAGATGGAGTTGTGTGTTATTGTGACCCAATTAATGGACAAGTATTTGATATTTATCAAAGAGGTGGATTTATAGCTGAAAATCTTAATAATTTAACTATAGGGGAAATTCCTGTAAATAGAACAGACTTAAGTACATATATGACACGTTATCCTGGACCTTATATAAAATTTAACGTTGATGACATTTTAGATGATTCAAACGCATGGAGTGTTACTCCATTAAATGGTGAATTTAAAATTAAGAAAATTAGAATAGAAACAAGTGTATGGGGTGAACCTGATGATTTAGAAGTAACTGCACAACGAAAAAAATTTACTTCTACCCAAATACAACAATCACCAAGACACATGGCAATATTAGGACTAATGGAAGCTGATTTAAAAAAACGATACCCAAATTTAGATATTCAAGATGCAACTTTTAAAACTGCACAAGCAAAGTTAACACATACAATATTAAGACTAGGTGGAATTGATTATCGTGGAATGGATATAAATTACATAAATGATGCTGTGGATAATAATTTTGTAAAAGATTTAAAATACATATGGACTAGTAATTCAGACATATCAAACAAATTTTTTAATGAAATTTTAGAAACATTAGACCATAAAATATTAGGAGAAAAAATATTTAATTCATCTTTGTTAAAAGATATTACAGGAATAAATACTAATGAAATAACTGATTATTTAAAAAAATCAGTAGGTATATCATTTAATACAGATAATCAAATAGATACAGGAGAAATAAAAAAAGGAAATCCTGATTCACTTATTATTCCCAACAATGCAAATAATGTAGAAATAATATTAGATAGTTTAACTGAAAATCAAAGACAAGAGTATGGAATATATACACCTAAAGAAGTACTTAATAGTGTAAATGAAGGACTAGAAGCTAATGAACAAGTTACAGAGTTAACACAAGAATTTTGGAAAAATTGGAGTAATGGAACATTAGCACAAACTAATTTACCACATTCTACTAACACTTTAGGTTATTTTGATAATAGTGTTTCTTCAAGTGCAGTTTCAACAGCTAACTTTTTAGAAACAAATAATTTTCGTAATATGTATTCAAATTCACCTGATAATATAATACAAATAATTCGTAGTGCTGTAATAAATAGGGAAGTATCACCTAGTGATGTTGTAGACAAAGGTGGTTTAGTAGATGCAAATGATTGGACTGGTGTAGATGAACTAGTAACATCTGAACGTTCACAAATTAGTCCTACTGGTAGAGCAAGTGATAGACAAATTAAATTGCAAAATACACATATGTTTGAACGATTTTATACAGGTGGTAATAGTTTTATAGAACGTTTATCACCAAGAAAACAACATAGATTTACACACATATTAAACGAATTACATAAAGCAGAAAATACTTTATTACTTACTGCTGACATAGAATACGTTGGTAGTTACACTGCTTCTGTTGGTACACCAATAGATTATTTTGAAATTGGAACAGTTAAACAAATAACAAGAGAAGGAAGAACTGAATTAGTTAAAAATTACATGACAATAGCAGTAGATTTTACCAATATGGACACTACAGGAACAACTGATACTGTTGCAGCAAAAATATTAAGTGTACAACAAGCACATAAAGATATGGGAAGTAGTGGTGTAGTAGAATTAGCAGATAATAACACATTTAAAGCATTTGTTATGATGTTAAATGATTCAGGATTAACAACAATAGGTTATCGTAACCCTACAGTAAATACAATAGAAACACAAATTCATCCTGTAGGAAGAGTTGGTAAAGCTATGGGTGTTATAACACGTTATGATGATGGTAGTTTAGGAATAAATTTTGATGAAACTACAACAAATACTAATTTAAAAAATACTGTTGATGATATAGTAGATTCATCACCTAATAACGTTCTAATGAAAGATACTATAGAACAATTATTACAAGATAGTCAAAAGAAAAAAACAACAACTACAGATATATCACCACAACCTTTATATACAAACGTAAACTTTGATGCATATTTAAATAGAGCAGATGTGTACAATCCAGCAATACAAGAATTGTTTGACTTAATAGATAATAAAACAACAGGTGCAGTAGCAATAAGTTTAAGACTTAGAGGCACTGATTTAACAGATTCTGAATTAGGTACTATAGTAAAAAGACATGGGCAACAACCTACATTTAATAAAGTAGGACCACATTTAGATTCACCATCATTTGACACTGATTTAATTGTTTTAAATAAAAATAATAATATTGAGGTATTAGGAGATTTAGATAATCCTAATGGTGCAGGTGCAATATCTAATGGTAATGCTGTAATATATGTAGATAATATTGAAATAGCTGCACCTAGTAGTGATTTTGATAATCGTGTTATACAAAATTCTTTAGAAAAAATAAAGAAAAAAATTAATGCAAATAGTGATGAATTTGACAATACAAATATTAATAGTCAACTAGAAGGTGTTACACGAAGTCAAAATAGTGTAGTTACCACAACTAATGGAATAATTCCATTAATTGGAGATGATACAGATATAGAAAAAGTACAAGCAGGTTACACTTTAGGTGACAGTATTGGATATGATGGAGGAACAGAAAGTGTTGGTGTTGTTTTTAATCCTAATAGACCTCCAGTCGGAGTAAATCCTGATAAAAAAACTTTAAGACAATTAGGTAAAGCATTTGCAAAAACTAAAACAGGTAAAACTTTAGGGTACGCATGGAAAACTGTTGACATTGGTGAAACATTAATATCAAAAGGTTTTCAAAAAGCTGCTGCTGCTGCTGCTGCAGCAGGTGCTGTTTCATTAGGAACAGGTGTAGCTGCATTAGCAACTGTATGGGCAGCATATGAAGTAGGAAACTTAATAGTACAAGCTATGAGAGGTATTCCTGATTTATATAATGTTTACGAAAAAAGAAATGAAATATTAGCTAATGGTGAATATTGGGAAAAACAACTTGTTGAAGAAACATTTTGGAAAGATTATGGTAGTGAACTATTAGAAATTTTAGAAGATGCATCAAAATATTCTCCTGCTGAAATATTAGGAGATAAAATATGGAGTATAGCTTTAGATAGTTTATTTAGACAATCGCAAGGAGAATCGTTTCCTGAAATATATGAAGAAGATAATAGTGATTTAGATATGAAAAACGATATATATTATTCATCCTTGCCTAGTAATGTTAAATTAGAGCAAATGCAAAACAGTATTGATTATGATAAAGTATTAACAGGGTACTATAACAATAGACCTGAAGCTAATGTGATTATGAATAGAACGTATGAATTAGCAAATAATGTTTATAATAGGGATGGTAATGTCTGAATATTTTATAGAAGGTAGTTTATTACAAGAACCTGATGAGTTGATAAGTATTGACAATAATACTTATGCAGTATATTTATACACTACAACAAGTGGTTCAGTTATGCCTTTAGTGGTACGTGTAGATTTACCAAAAAGTTTTAAAGAAGGTGCAATAGATAAAGCTAATCCATATACAGAAGAAACGTTTGCTGATAAATATGGTTATGCTTTTTTCTCTATGTTTAATTTATCTGATTTAAAATTAATTGACCCTGATGATAGAGATGTATCAGATGTTGATTGGTTGTTACAAAATATAGAAAATGATTTAGAAACAAAAGCTAAAAATTTTGGTAAAAGATGGTATTTAGATGATGAAGTACAACAGTTATTTGCTTATGGTGCAATAACTGGAGAAGATATATCACCATTCCTTGAGCAATTAACTTGGTTTAAGGATAGTACACCTGAACAAAGAAACTTTATTGAACTTTTATATACTAAACCTGATAAAGCAGCAAAGTTAGTTAAAGACAATTATACAGCATTAAAAGTGCAAATTGCACAAATGGGTATATCAGGTGAGGGTGTAGATGATTTAGTTAGAGAATTAGCAGGAGATGTAGCACAAGGAAATATAACTACTGCTGAAGCAGCTTTAACATTATCTTATTTAATTGACCCATATAAATTATCTATGGCAGGTGGTAAAGATGTTATGAATCAAGATTACGTAGGTTTTATAGGCAAAATAAATCAAACTCATAGTGGAGTAGCTAATGCAAAAGATTTAGTTACACAATACTTAGGTGTAGATACATCTATGGCATTTGAAAAAAGTGGTGTTATTGAAAAATACGCAGCTATGTTAAGAGCAGATGCTGCATTAGGAGAAGGTGTGACAACTAATTTAGATATTATTAAAAATCAATTACAGTCTGCACACGATAAAATGTTTCCTGGTTATGCAGGTAGTCAACACAATTTATGGTCTGCACCTTTGTATAGAACATTTCAAACTATAACTGGTAAAGCAGGATTATCTAATGAAGATAAGAAAAAAGTAGACATTATATCACAAAAAGTTGGTGGAGATATGACACTGTTTGCAGCAGAAATAAGAAAACAATATGAAGATGACCCAACATATCAAGACACAGTGCTTGGTGCTATGACAGGAGTGTTTAAGCAAGATGTATCAGGTGTATTTACAGGACAAAGTTTGGTAGGTTAATTATGGCTATGACAACAGAAGAGATAAAAGAGTTACAAAGAGAATTAGGTGTTACACCTGATGGAATTATTGGACCTATAACTAGAGCAGCAGCAAAAGCAGCACAAGAAGCATCTCCATTTGAAGAAACAAAATATGATGATGTAGTTAACACTACAGGACTTGTTAGAGGTACAGATGACACTGTAGATGAAACTGTAGATGAAACTATAGATGACACTGTAGATGAAACTATAGATGAAACTGAAGATGAAACTGTAAGTAGTGATTACCCTAAAATTTTATACAACGAATTTGGTGTACCAGTTTCTGTAGATGATGCTGAAGAGGAAGAAAAATTTAGAGGAATAGGTTTTACTTTTGATGAAAAACCTGAAGTTAAAGGTGGTGGTATAAATACAGATTTATTAGGTCAATTACTTGGAAGTTACGCAGAATCAGCACAAGTAGCAGAAATTGCACAAACAGGACCATCAACATACGAACAAGCTAAAGGTTTATATCCTTATTTAGATGATAGATTAATTAGGTTATTTCTAAATAAATATGCAGAATCAGGAAATGAACGTTTAGCTTTAGCAGAAATGAGAGCAGACCCAATTATGGATACTATATATCCTGGAATAAAAAGAACAGATGGAACTCTTAGAATGACAGAACAAGAATATGTTGCTGCTGTTGATAATATGAAAGCCACTGTACGAACATATAATTTAAACCCTAATGAGTTTCAAGATGATATTGTTAATGCAATAAGTGGTGATGTATCACCTTTAGAGTTTAGACAGAGAATGGAAGCAGGATACGAAAATGTTGTTAATAACATTCCACAAGTAAAACAAGCATACCTAGATAACTTTGGTGTTGACTTACCAAATGAATCTATATTTGCTATGTTTGTTTCTCCTAACGTTGCTACAAAAATATTAGAAGGACAAATTAGAGCATCACAAATTATTGGTGAAGCAGAGGCAGCAGGATTTGGTAGTATAACTGGACAAGTAGGTACATCATTAGCACAACAAGGACTAACACAAGAAGGTGCTAGAAAAGGTTATGGACAAGCAGCTTTAACTCTTAAAGGGATACAAGGTGCTGCTGCTAGACAAGGAAGAGAAAATATTACAGCTACAGAATATGTACAAGCAACACAACTTGGTGCAGCACAAGAATTACAACAATTACAAAATGTATTACAACAAGTAGAAACTGAAAGTTCTGCAATACTTGGTGCAGTACGTACACAACAAGGTGCTGTTACAGGACTAGAAGAAACATAATACAATATTTAGTATATACACTTGCACAACCACAATATATGGTATAATCAAATTAAGCTGCGTTTGTAAGTCTGCAGGATAATATGACTTCAATTTTGTAATCGGTCTTGATGCCTACTGACAAGACCTGTCAAATAAAAACAGTAGTGTAAGACTAAAAAGCAGTGGTTACTTATACACCACTTGTAAAAATATCGTATAAAGAATGGACAATAGAATAATGACAGAAGAACTAAACAACTCTGACACAGGCGAAAAGAACTGGAAAGAGATGAGAGAAAAACTTAATCTCTACGAAGCGAAAATCGCAGAATACGAAGGTAAAGAAAGACAAGAAGTTTTTAACAAAGCAGGTCTTGACACTACTAAAGGTGTTGGAAAAGCAGTTGAGATGATGTACGAAGGTGATATGACTGTTGAAGGAATACAGCAATATGCATCAGAAGAATTTGGGGTTGAGTTTGGGAATCAAGACAGATTACAAGATACTGTACAAGCTACAGAACAAAGTCAGGATAGACTAAACAACATACAGCAAAATTCAGTTGTAGATTTATACAACACAGATGTAATATCGCAAGTTCGTGAGATAGAAAAAACTGGAAATACAAGACAATCAATAGCTGCCAAGTTATCTGTTATAGAGGAAGCGAAGAAAAACTCTAAATAGATTTTCTAAACTTCTTCAAACAATTTAGACAATTAACTTATAGGAGAAGTAAAAAATGGCAAATATTTCGTTAACTAACAATACGATTTATGCACAAAACATTAATAACTTTACTGGTGAGTTGTTTAAAGTTGGTGGTCAAAGAACACCTTTATTGTCATCAGTTGGTGGTTTGAATGGTGGTAAAGTATTAAACTCTACATTTTGGCAAGTCCAAGTAGAAGATAATGCAACCATTTCTTCAGAACCAACTAAAGGACAAGAAGGTAGCACACCTACAGAATATCTTGGAAGAGATAGAGCTGCATATACTTATGTAACACAAATCTTCCATAAAGGTGTACAAATGACCTACACAGCTTTAGCTTCAACAGGTAACCAAAATCCTTTTGACTTGTCAGCTAACATTGTTAACACATCTGATGGAGATGGAACAACAACAGCAGCAGATAAATTAGGATTATTTGGTGGTAACCCAGTAAATGATGAATTTGCATTACAGCTTGAAAAAGCTATGGAAAAAGTAGCAAGAGAAGTTGAGTGGTTCGCATTCAATGGTTCTTTCTCTGATGGTGCTAATGTCACCCCAGGGTCAGGAACAAGAGAAATGTATGGTCTTGATGTATGGATTTCATTAAACAAGAACGCTGACAACTCTGCAGCAGTAAACCCACTTGGTGGTAACTGCTACTACAACGACACATCAGGTGATGGAACTGGTTCTGCACAAGTAATCAGTTTCGCAACTATTTCAGGTGCGTTAAAGAGGATGTATGACAACCATGCACCAATGAAACAACCTGTACTTTGTGTTAGCCCACAACAATTACTAGACCTTAACAATGAACTTGTTAAAGGAACAGTTGATATAGCAGGTGCAATCATTCCTAGAGATAGAAATGTTGCAGGTGTTGACATTGATACAATCATTACACCATTCGGTTCAATCGGACTTATGGTTATTGACCCTGACATCATGCCAACAGGAACTGCTTTCATCTTAGACCTAGCTTACATACAACCAGTATTCA